TACCTTCAACTATGTGGTATCTAGGCTTAATAACCTCATGTGCAACACCTAAACCATCGTTTATACCTAGCGCATCAGGGTCTACAATAAACTCCATAGGTGCAATAGGTTCTACTTTTACATCAATAGTAGGAATTTCTGCTAATTGACGCTTAGTTGCCATAGTTCCTTCAATAGGAGCTTCAATAAATTGTCTTTCTACATTCTGTTCTACTGAAATCTTACCTATTCCTGTACCAAATATAGCAGCATTTAAGAAAATCTCTGCCATAGCATCTTTACAGCCAGTTTTTTCTAGGTCTTCTTGTAATAAATTACGGACATACTCTGCATCACTTCTTTCTTGGTCTAAAGTATCATCTTGTAAGTCAAACCACTTACCTCTACCAAAAGTAGCTTCTTCTAGTTCTGCTACAGCAGACTCAACTGCTTGTTGTAATGCGGGAGATATTAGTCTTGATTTCTCAGAAAGCCTAGTTTTATCTTCTTCAGACCAAATACCACGCCATAATCTGTAGTATTCATCCCAAATTGCTTCATAATTAGTATCTCGCCAATCTCTCCAGTTATCTAAACGATACATCAGCCAAGATGCGAGTGCTTGATATTTATTTTCTTCTTGCATTTTGAATGTTAAGCTTAATTTAGGGGTAATATAACATAAATTACTTTTATGTTACAAATCTTTTAATATCCAGCGATTAAATCTTCTGGTTCCCATTCTTCATCTAATTGAACAGAATGAGCAAAATCTGCTATAGATACTTGGTCTATATAGGCTAAGGCGTCTAGCATATCGTCATGTGCCAAGTGATTTGGAAAATCTAGCATCTGAGAAACAAAAGGTCGCCATTCTTTATCTTCATTAAACTTTATCTGCCCGTGTTCCATACGACCTTGCAGCGACCAAGTTATTCTTTCTGTTTTCTTTTTACCACCATGTCTTAATTCATCTATATGGACAAATCTGTTATTGGTACGCATTTCGTCCTGTAAATATGGCATGATAGCGTTTTTTAAAGAACCTGTTTCGATACCTACTGTAGTTGCTTCGCAGCTCTCGGCTGCTTTTAAAATCTTTGTAGCGGTTTCCTTTATAGTCCATCTACCATGTAGTATATTCTTAACCCACCACTTATCTCTATCTATTTTTACAATAGCAATAGCCGTTTCGTCTAATTTAGAACCTTTAAGTCCTCGTTCTTTTTCTACAGCTTCAAAACCAGCAGGGTCAACAGCTATTACAAAATTACCTTCTTCAGGCTCTGGACCAGTTAAGAACCAGTCTTCTTGGAAAATACCGCCAGTAAAGGTTTCAAAACTTGCTTCAAACTCTTGCCTGAAAGCCATCGCTGACATTGACTTTTTAGCAGCTTCAATCTCACTTTCAGAAATATAAGGGTTGTCTGTAGAGTTATAAGAGAATGTTTCCCAATCTTCATCGTTTTTTGCCTCCATATATAAATCATAGAAATGATTCTTACCAGCAGGTGTTCCTATGAATAATGCCCCACCCTGGACATCCGCAAGTGTAGGTCTAATGATTTGTTCCCACACATTAGGTTTCATCGATGCATACTCATCTAGTACAACATACGCAAGACCAACACCACGAAGTGTATCTGGTCTATCTGAACCTTTTAAAAATATCTTTCTTCCGTTTGTTAAAGTTAATCTTGCAGTATTCTCGTATGCATCAGCAATAACATCTTCTCCAAGATTTTTTAACATATCCCACATAATGTCTTTAGCTTGTTGAAAAGTAGGACCAATATAGAATACATCTTTAGAATCAGACTGTAATGCTTTAATAAGTAATATCCAAGCAGCTAAACGGGACTTACCAAACCTTCTTCCTGCAGCAACAATCTTAAATCGCTTAGGTGAATTAAATATACTTAGCTGAGCTGGATGCAACTCAACATTAAGAGTTCCCATCTACAGCCTCTATAATTACTTCATCTTCAGACTTAGTCTTAGGATTCTTTAGTTCTTTAGTTTTAGACATTTCAGTAATTTGCTCCGCAGTCCCAACATTAATGACAAGACCACCTTCATCTTTAGTATGCTTAATTTCTACAGCTTTCTGTTGCGGGACTATTCTGTCCATACACATCTTAAGACAATGAACATCACCTTTTAAAGCTTTATCTATAACAACTTGGACAATCTCTTCACCTCTAGAGCTTAAGAGTTCTCTAGCGAGCTGAGTATACTTATTAACTGAACCTTTAGGGCGACCATTGGGATTTAAGACAACCCCTTTCTTAAGCATAGGGTTACCTGGGTTTCTCTTTCTACCATCTGACATAAGTTATCTACTCCTTTAGTAGGCTAATGTACTATAGTAACTTAAGTTTACAATTTACTTTCTTTTGTAGAAATTAGTTTTTATTTAGTAGGCCCCTTAAGGTGGTTACTTTTTAAAAATTATTTTCTGTTTTCAGAAGTTTGTTTGTGTTGACTTAAGTAGCAAAATCGATTCTACCTGATGAATTGTATTTTGTCTATCTTTGTACCATTGAAAAATACGATTATTGTAACAGATAGTTATTAAAAAACTAAATAACTTGAAATTTACTCTGGTCTGGGAGTGATAGTTTATTTTCTATTCGCTCTCAGCGTTAGGCTCCCCCTACGGCTGTCCCGAATACTCTCAGATAAACACCAAGTGTTACTCAAATTTATCTATGGAATCAAAATTTGATATAAATATGCGTGTGATTCACAATCAAACCCCTGTATTTATATTTAACACATTGTTCACCTCAGTTGGATTGACAGAAGCATCACAGATGTTTCTATATTGTCTTCTGTCAATAGAAACGACAAAGTTAACTGGCGCTAATCTAGAACTGTCTGATAACATCCTAAGGATGTAGAATACATCCTAAGTATGTAACACACAGTAATCTAGAACCGCCTCTAAATGTACTACCTCTTTCCCCCTATTGGAAAAGAGTCGTACACCTTGCGGTTTTGGAACCGCGGTGGCTTTGTAGTAATGTTTCTATGCCCAACTGAGGCAGTAACTCTAAATATCTTAGATGCTCTTACGAGGTATCTAAGATAAAGAGTTACGCTTCGCTATACCATTGTGTATGAACTCATGGCGAGCTTGTCTTGTGCTGAGCTTAACGGCGCGTGCCTACTCAGGACACAAGACAACTCTTATCTGATACTACTACTATCGGATACCTTCCATTGTACTCGCACCGTTGCGGCTCAAAGGCATAAACACTAATCAACTCTAAGGCCTTGGTGACGAATCAGATAGATTCGCCAGTCACCCTTGATTTGATTGACCTTTGAGTCCTCACATAGCAAGCTTGCGAGTATATGGAGTAGTATCCTTCAAGTAAGAAGGATATTTTGTTTAACTAAATAAGGAGTAATGATGAATTATATAAAAGAATTTAAATTTACTGATTACCAATCACCTAAGACTAAAGTGTTATCTGTTCGTATAGAAGAAAAACTATTTAATGAATTCAAGGAATTCAAAAAAGAGTTTAAAGAATTGACTGGATGTCATTTTTATTTCTCTGAGGTAGTTGCAGGAAAAATGGAAGATATTTTAAATAGTTATAAGGATTATAAAAATGAAAAGTAAATTATTAAAAGAAAATAGAATTAGTAACTTTGAGAAGAAACTCAAAGAATATATGACTGGCAGGAATTACAGTTCTCAAAGGGAATTAGAAAATTGGAAAGTCCACTTTGAGTGCTGTGATGTAAGTAAACAATTAAGTAAATTTAACTAGGAGAAACAAATGAAACAATATACTACTTTCAAAAAACTTTTTAATGAAACTAACTTTGTTGATGACAATGTCAGCACAAATGCTGACGGTATTGTAGACAACAAATACTCTGCACTTGGTAAAGTAATTACTACTGGTTGTTGGGCATTCAACAATGCTGTCAAGCAACACAATTCATACTTGTCAGACCAAGTCCAGCAACTTCAAAAGTTACGAGATAACTTTAACGGTTCAGATGTATCTAACAACGCTCTTGAGCGTAAGTTAGATTACATACAGAACCTTGAAGTTACTGAA